AAGGTTAATTGATCCATCTCCCAATACTCCATATCTTTACGATATAGGTTTTCAGACTTCTCAATTATTTTCATTTCGAGTTCACTGAGTTCATGATCAAATATTCGTACTGGTATTTCTTTAACTTCGTTTCTTGTAAGGACTGTAAACCTACGTTCACCAGCTAAGAGTTGATATTTATTATCACCTAAATCTTTTACTGCTATAGGTGATATTAGTCCATTCTCTTTTAAGTTTTGTTCCAGTTCATCCAGATTACCCATCACTTTACGAGTACGATCTGAAACCTCAATTGAATCAGTATTTACCATTCTAACAATTCCAACTTCGATTGACATTATTTAGTCTCCAAAATCCCTAATAGTTTAGCAGCCATTGAGGCATCAATAGTAGGTGGTTTCTTAGCCTGCAATTTTTTAATAGTGCTCCTTTTTTTCTTAGCTGGAATACGTCTGCTTAATCGTATTTGGCGAAGGAGTTCTATAGCCTCATCATTATCCATGTCTAAGATAGATGTGTAGTTAAGATCATCAAGGTCACTCACCTTTAGCACCTCCTACCTCATCCACTTGTTTGATTGTAGGAATTATCTCCCTAGGTTTTACCTTATGACTAACCATTAAGCCTATAGCAAGATTGCCGTGTTGATCTATAATATCTAATACATCATCTAAGATATTAGAGAAGATAGCCTTTCGTATGCCATAGGCTTCAAGTGACTTATTAGAACGTATTCTTTGTTCCTCAGAGATTTCAAATGAGAAACGAGGTTTATATTCTGTGTTCATAGTTACTTCTCCTTATTAATACCATCAGTTTTAAGATCAACTAATGTTTGTAAGGCTTTAGATATTCGTTTGATCCTGAATTTTAGCTGTCTGATAAATTTATCAGGATCTTTATATTTTGATTCTATTATATACATCATTCCTCCTTAATACTGGGTGCATGGCAGACTACACCACACACCCAGTTGGTTCAAAAATTGAATTAAGTTACTGACCTACCACATACTTCTGGATAGTATTCTGCTCACCATATTCATCAGACTTCTTAATGCCCAACAGTACCCAGCCCTCAAGACCTATAAGATCATCTACCCAATCAAACGGTTGTGAATAGTCAAGTCCAAACGCCTCGGCAAAGAGCTTGAATTTACGCAGTCCACGCTGGAAGGACTTATCATCAAGCTTTTCTTTATCAGCCAACTCCCAGAAGAAATCCCTGAACTCCATTACGAGAGGGTCATTAGGTACATCAAATGCAGGCATATACCACTGTGCGCCATTCTTATCACTAACTCCATCATTCACACTGATGATACGAGCCTTTACTTCTGAACCTCGAGGAAGAATTGTTGGGTCCTGAGAGTCTGCAATTTCGTTTTCGATGTTGCTATAATCTGTCATAGCCATGATATTTGCTCCTTTAAAGTTTAATTAAGATAGTTTAATTACACCCTTTTTGATATGTATTATCCTCCTTTAATACTTAGTCACTTTTATCCTCCTTCTTAGGTAATACAATTTTGGGTTTGTCAACTACTGAAAATCCTACCTTCTTTAACAATGCTTTGATGTCAGGAGGTTCAGAAGATTTGAGAAGCCCATTAGCCTTCAATCGTGAACGTGCTACATAAGTGCCTAGTGAATCAACTAACATCTTTCTAACAGGTTCGTTAGGTCCATCTACTCCAGTAAGGACATAGATCTCATCAAAGAGGAGAGGTATAGTTACTACTGCCTGACCTGTTGTGTAGAAACGATACTTTATTTCCTCACGAGATATACCAGTTTTAGCATCTACACTAATCAACTTTCGTATCTCTCGTAGATGGCCAGTCATGATAAAGTCACAGGGTATAGACATTAACTTTTTAATATAGTTTGTCATGTATGTTTTCTGTGGCATGTAGTCATGACGCATCTGAGGTGCTTCACCTGCACGGTTTTTATTGCCAAGGCCATAGTTCATTACTGCTTCGCCGAATGTTGTAGCTGAGTCTATTACGTAGGTGGAGAACATATCAAAGTATCCAGTGTGGAATCGGAGTTCAGTAGCCTTCATCCATTCTGCAAATACTTTAGGATTGTAGGGATCATCACTCTCCCAACGTGTATCAGCTATAACATCACCCTTTTCAATTAGATCACGTAGACATTTTGTACCTCCTGGGTCGAATGAGTCTATGTGAATAGGCTTACGGGCTGTTCGTAGAAGGTAAGTTTTACCTGAGTTTGTTTCACCAGTTACTAAAGCAGAGAAACGTTTTTGGAGTCTGTCTTGGATATAGTATTTCTTCACCTTTTCCAATTCATCTAGGGAATTATATGCCATTACTTACCTTTCCTTTTATTAGTTGGATATTTACTTCTAGATAACTTTTCAAGAAGTTTATCTATTCCAATAATAACTTTGTTAATATCATCCCATTCACTCTTTGGCATTGTTGTCCTAAGCAATGCTATATTCTCATGTGAGAATATTGTACTAGCCCCTTTAAGTCTCATGATTAGCCAGTTACGTTTCCTAGCCCATTGTTGTCTGTCTGTCATCACTTACCCTCCATATTTAAATCTCTCTTAACACTATGCACTATCTTAGATGGGTCCCAGAACTTCTTAACAAATCCAAGAGGTGGTTCATAGGCATTGCGTAAAGGATTAGGCCAGGATATACAGAAGTCATGATAAGGACAACCTCGAAAAGCACCACAGCTTGTATTGTTCATTGGGTAGGCTGTTAAGACAGGATCATCTTCCTTAGCATCTTCTAGACGAGCCCTATCCCTTTCCATATTATCCATTATGTCATTAACTGTCCATAACCAGGCATTCATCTGATCAGGAGTTTTGTAAGCAGGTACTCGTTTAAGTTCACAATGATAACCTGCTGCTCGATAGGATGAACCGCGCTTTAGATATACAAAACCTATCCCACAAAACACCATACCTAATACTTCCTCAATAGGAAACATACAGTATAAGCAATGAGTGTAAGTACCACACTGGAGACTTAGGAAAAATTGGTTAGACCAACTATCATATTTGATATTCTTTTCTGAGGTAGTTTTATGGTCCCAGGAGAATATCTTACCATCTTCCTTACGTCTAATGATTGAGTCCATACGGTAATGGAGTACACGCTTGTCGCTTATAGGTACTGTTCCTGCTATCTCAGTCATCTTCTGGCCGTCGAGTACTACCACTTCATTGTCTATTAGGTCCCTAGAACGTTGCTGGGCAAATGCCATGTAGCCATTGAGTGCGGCAGTAGGTGTTTTTGGTGAGTAGTATTCATCCTGCTCAGGTACATATTTTTCTCTATAACCTGTGATGAATTTATCATAAGCACCTTGCACATCACCATAACCATTTAAAAGTTGATACTCACGACCTCGATGCCATGACTCACCGAACCATAAATCTTGGGCAGGTATGTCTAAATCCCAACCTAAGATGTAGCGATAGAAGAAGGCTCGAGGACAACGGATGTAGGATTCTAACTTAGATGAATCAGTTATATCCCAAGTAGGATTATACTCAACCATTTAGGGCTCCTTCGGATTCATCATTGCGTCTATAGTATCTGATATACTAGGAGGTGCTGAGGAAGTTTCTGGTTTAGGACGCACATCTTTGTCAGGCCGCCTGTCCTTTAGACCTCCACTGTTTAGATCGTTCAAATTTTGAACAAACTTATTGTCCTTATTCTTCTCATTCAAAGGAGTGGATTGGATAGGTGTGAGGTCAAACTCTATTGGTTCTTCTGCACATACATGAGGTTCAATTATGGTTATTACAGTACTATATGCAGGCAGTGCCTTACGGTAGAGTTTTAACTTCATCCCACATTTTGCACAATATACTACTTTCATGGTTTATCTCCTTCTATACATTTCTCAAGGTACTTTGAATAAGTTTCTTCCATAAGGAGGATCAACTCATTCTTTTTCCAAGAGAGTTTTTTACTACCTTTTATAGTCTTTAATAGACTATTTTTATAATTCTTAGTTGCGTAGTTAATCATTGTCATCAGGTTCTCCATCCGTAGTATTTTCAGATACTGGATCTGTCTGTGAGTCAGCACCTATAATTTCAACCTCACACATTTCCCAAGTTTTCGCACTAGGGTTGACAATAGTTGTCACACACCTAACATCTGGATTAATGTCTATCAACATAGAAACTTCTGCGCTGAACTTCTTAGGTACATATCCACAAAATGTATCAGGATCATCTTCTTTTTTACCTACCCTTACAATCCCTACAGCATTAGGATCAAACCTATTTTCAGGCTCAGGTTCAAGTGTCAATACATCACCTACTTCTACATCACCTATGATACTCGGCATACTGTGAAACTTAACTCCTGCAATAAAAAATTTCATGTTAGTTCTCCTTTTGTTCTTCGTTTTCATGTAGTGAAACAAATACTGGAAAGCGAGGAATGTGTTTTCCACTACTCAAATGTTGATATTGAACCTTAGCAACCATACCTGGAAGTCTATCTTTAATCTTCCAAAGGTTCTCTCTATCCTCACGAGTAAATCCAGTGCCTATACCAAATAGATTCCCATCACCACTTTGGCAGATTAGGGAACCTAAGCAGTTCTTAGGTGATCCTCCAACAGAAAATTCTTCAACGGTGGATACTACTATATAATCATCTTCTTTTTTAGGTTTGAATTTCATTATTGAAGTTGAACGCTTACGTTCATAAGGTGCTATATAACGTCTGACTATAATCCCTTCATAGTTAAGACTAAGAAGTTTATCATAGACTCTCATTATATCATCTAAAGTATAACATATCCAGAAAGGTGAGATTTGTAAATTTGGGTGAAGGTTTTTTAGTTTGGAAATTTGTAGCGTACGTTCCATCTGAGGACAGTCATTTACTATGTCAAAACAATGGAATTGTATTTCCTTATGATCTGGATGGAGGTGAGTCGTTCGAGATAAGATACTAGATATTTGATTAAAGTCCATTCCATGACAATATAGTTCACCATCTAACTCACCTGGTATGTTTAGAGTTTTAAACATTTCATTTAAGTGAGGTACACTGTAGAATATATTTTCACTACTGGTAAGTAACAATACCTCACCATTTTCTAGATCAATTTTTCTACACCTAAACCCATCATATTTAGGTTGGACTATATATGGAGGTTGCCATTTGACTAAGCGTTTAGGTTCAAATGGTACACACTTCATAATGTTTTTCCATAGTTCCCATTTTGCCATAACTATTCCTTTATGTTCATTATGTGATTATTTCGTACATTTTATTGTAATAAAAAACCTCTGACCTCTTGTAATAAGCAAGAGGCCAAAGGGTAAAAACAGGCGAATATTACGCTGACTGTTTCTTAAGGTCAGCAAGCATCTCAGCCTGTTTTTCGGGGGTAGAATTCTGGAAGATAGCCAGGTAAGACTGAATAGGATCAATCTTGACACCTGTCTGGGTAACGCCCATTTTTGCATTAGCAAGGCGGGCAGTGATAGCTTCCGGAGCTTCGGCCTTACGCAAACCAGAACGGATGTTAGACTGAAGAGTTACGCGCCAGGAATTAAACGCATTAGAGAGGACTGCTTCCTCACCAAACATCTCTACAGCTTCCTTAACCGTTTCTGCATACTTCACATTAATTACTGCGGATGCTTCCGCAGTGCCCTTTGCCTCATCTGCTGGAATTCTTGCTGTAACTGTAATTTCTTTCATTCTGTGTTCCTCCTTTAGTTTGTATTAAGAGTTCGTTCAAATTTTGAACCAACCATTAATCAATGTATTTATAATATACACTTAGTTGATATGCTTTGTCAATGCTTATCATGGTGCATTTGGTTTATCATTTTACTCCTTTGTGGGTTGGACTGTTACTTTTTGTATATGACTATTAGGATTATTAAGACATTGTTTTACCTCAGCTTCTGTGATTTCGAACCCTTCTCCTTTATTTTTATTTAATATCTAACGGAGTACCAACCAACTTTTTCTTTAACCATGCAATACTACTTAGTGTTCCAACTATATGTATGTCCATTTCAAAACGTCGATCATGGT